TATCATCTGCGCCGCTCCGGCTGATTTCATTAGACCTGCTGACAACTGGTCAGACGCTTCTAAACTTTTACCATTGCTGACTCTGTATTCTTGTATGGCTGCTTCTGTGCCCAGCATGCCCACGCTTAGGTCAGCAAAACCCTGGGCGGCTTTTTTGTTTTGACTTCTCATCATGAGATAAGTGTCTTCAAGTTCCTTGGCCTCAGCGTGTTTATTCTGCGATCTTAACTCTTCTAATTTGGCAGCGAAACGTTCCTGAGCGCGAATTTCTTCACGAGCATCCTCTTGCTCTTTGCGACTCAAACCTGTCAATTTTGTTAGTGCGTCTTGCTCAAGCATGTATCGCTTGGTACTTTCGGCAAGTTCTTGAGTTGTTTTGTTTTGTGTCTGACCAACTCTACTTTGCAGTTTGATAAAGCCGGCCATGCTTGAGTTGATCTCTTGGGTGGTCATGCCCAGGTTAAAGAATCCAATTCTGCTGGAGTCAAGTTCTTTGCCTAGATCTGCAAATCGTTTTCTACCATCGCCAACTGACCCTGCAAACAACGCAAAGTCCTTGGAGTTCTCGGCCACCAACTGAACAAAACTGTCCAGTTCGCCCATGCTAAGTCCCAGTTTCTTGGCATCTTCAAACAGGCCGTTCATGCCGTCACTGGCAGCGCCTCCGGCCTTGTACATGCCCTGGTAACCCTTGTGCAGTTTGTCAACCATTTCAAGAGTCATTTGGTTAAACTTGATCATGGCCACAACACCCAAGGTCAAGGCCGCAACAAAGGCTTTGACTATGATACCGCCTGGTATCATCAAGGCCAAGGCTGCACCCGCTGCCGTGGCTGCCTGGGCTAATTCACCCAGTGCGTCGTTCATGGCAGCGGCACCTTTTTTGCCTTCGGCCATGGCCTTGGCGCCGGCTATCAGTGCTGAACCTAGACTTGTGAGTGCATTGCTGGCCTGTGTAACACCTGCTGTGAAGTTGTTGATGCCGTATTTGGCCTTCATCTCTGCGTCTTTTCTTTGTTCAGCAGTTTCGCGAGTGATTTGCCCGGTCATTGCCAGTTCCCGTTGAACTTGGAGAGCCGTTTCGGCTAGTTGTCGTTGTACTTCTTCTAAATTGCTGGCCATGTTTTTTTACCCATAAGTATAGATATATTTATAGGTGAATCATGACCCAAACTGCTAACCCGCTGAAACAATTTTTTAGACAACCCTCAATTTACTTGAGTTTGCCATCAGGTGGACATCACTGGCCTGCCACAGCACTGGCCATGCCCGAAAATCGAGAGTTGCCTGTTTATCCCATGACTGCCATAGACGAAATAACTTATCGTACTCCAGACGCCTTGTTCAGTGGACAGGCCGTGGTCAACGTGATCCACAGTTGTGTGCCCAACATCAAAAACGCCTGGGAAGTACCCGGAGTTGATTTGAATGCAGTGCTGATTGCCATAAGAATTGCCAGTTACGGACACGAAATGGAAATTGCTACCCGATGTCCTGCTTGCGAAACTGAATCAGACTTTGGCATAGATTTGCGCATGGTACTGGACAGTATCCGAGAACCCGACTACTCAACCCCAATTCAGCATGGTGATTTAGAAATTACCTTGATGCCGGTGAGTTATCGAAATCAAAATCAGGTGGGTCTCAAGCAGTACGAGCAACAGCGTAGTGTGCAACAAATTCAGACCGACCCCAACACCAGCGATGAAGAAAAAATCAAACAACTCAACGAAGTCATGCACCTGATCACTGAACTCACAATCGAAACTCTCAAATACAGCATTGCCAGCATAAGAACCCCAGATACCTTGGTAACTGAAATTGAATTCATTCGTGATTTTCTGGTCAACTGTGATCGTAAACTGTATCAGGAAATTAGAGATCGAGTGATTGAATTGCGCACATCTGCTGATGTCAAACCTTTTGACATCACATGTCCCAATTGTGGTCATGTTCACAAGCAAGAACTAACCCTGGATCAAGCGGCTTTTTTCGGCGTCGCCTCCTAAGCCTGTCTACTGAAGAAATTTCTGCCATGATTGACGGCATGGAAGAGGAGGCAAATGATGTCCGGGCAAATTGTTTCAAAATGAGTTGGCATCTACGTGGCGGCGGCACATATGAAGATGTCATGAACATGAGTTACCGGGAACGCACCTTGATTGCAGAGTTGATCAAGAGCAATCTTGAAACCACACAAAAATCAAAACTGAATTTCTTCTAATGGAACTGGAACAAGTTAAAAAAGACATTGAATCCTGGATTGAGAACTTTGTAGAAGTTCCACATCCTGCTCTGGGCGGGTTTCCACCTTGTCCATTTGCACGAAGTGCAAGACTTAAAAAAACATATGGTGTGTTCTTGGGAACAGATCCACTATACGATCTTAAAAATCGTGCCAGGTACGGCATGGGCACGTTTGAAGTTGTTATATATGTTTACAATCCTGCGGAGTGGTCACGTGAACTGTTTGCCAACAGTATTGAACTGGCCAATCAAGAAACACTCATACCCAGAGACTTGATTGCCATGGAAGATCATCCTGCTGATTCAGAAATCGTAAACGGAGTCTCAATGAACCAAGGTACCTATGCCCTTGCCTTGATACAAGGTCTAAGTGATCTCAATGCCAAAGCCCAGCAGATAGCCGACAAAGGCTTTTATCATGGCTGGCCAGACGAATACCTGCAAGGCCTGTTCCGTCACAGACAGGATCCCAGATGACCTATCAATTTGCTAGAATTGACTTGAGCAAGACCAATTATGAACCAACTGTGAAATGGGAATACCTACGTGACCCGGATATTGCAAAGTTGAATACTATCTATAGAGACTACTGCAAATACAAACATTTTGCCAGTGTCATGCCCATCTTTGACAGTCGTTATACGGATCCAATGACTGATGTAATTGGCTACTATGACCATGATAAACTGGTAGCGTTCTCGTTGATCAAACGCTACGACAATCACAATGCTCTATGCGATCAGTTTGCATGGAACTATCACAATCCCCGACTACGTTTGGGAATCGAAACACTACAAACAGAATGTGCTATCTACCGAGAGCAAGGATTCCAATACCTATATCTTGAACAAGCACACCTGTACAAACAAAGCATGGATGGCTTTGAACTTTTAGGACCACTGGAGTAACTATGGATTTATATACAATTTGGGCAGACAAAGAAGGCGACATATCAGATTTGGACTGGGTTAACGGAATGAAAAGTTTCTTTGATCACTTGATATCAGAAGGCAAGATGGAATCTTATAGAATTACCCGATGCAAGATGGGATTCCGTTCAATCGCAGACATGCCAGAGTGGCTCATCATAATGGAATTTAAAGATATGGCTCAAATGGATTCAGCATTCAAGCGAGTTGCACCACTCGAAGGTGAACTCGAAGTCAAACACAAAAGTTTCAATCAGTTTGTTTCAGGCAATATTCAACACGCACTCTGGCGTGACTGGCCTGATCAATTCTAATTTACGTTTAGCCCACCACTGACGAACTGCCTCGCTATTTTTAGCACGTCTTTCTGCATCGTGAGGGCCTAACACTCTACCAATTGCTTTTGCTCGACGTTTAGCATTTGATTCCTCTGAAGGTTTACGTCCTGCTAACGATTGACTACGTTTTAGTTTTGTTTCAGCAGACTGGATACGCCCTTTGTTGGCTTGCCCAATTTTACGTTTTGTTTCTTCAGTAATATTTCTTTGAGTATTATTAGTACCTTCTCCTCCGTCTGTCAGATTAACCAAAATACCTGTTACTAAATCTTTTCGTCCATACCAACGAATATATCTACGTTCAAGAGCAAAAGCACCAACTTCGGTGAGATTCGTTTCACAAACAAAAATACGAGAATTATCTTTAGGAGTATGAGCACCTTTACCCTTGATAGAATGTTGTTTCCATGCTCGTACTCCCTTACCTTTGCCAATGTAATAGGGAGTTCCATCATCTCGTAGATAGGCATATACGTAAAAGCCACCAGGAGGATTCTTTTTATTGTAAATATTCATGCTGACATTCCTATTTAATGTTAGAGTAGTTGGGAACGCCAATTCCGCGAACTACACCTATATTTAGTTAGAATATTTAAAAGACTTACTGCGTAAGTCTGTTGTTTTCGCTTGCGCTCAACAACTGATTGTTTTTTTTTAATTTGTTTGAATTAAGTATCATCTAGATTAATTGGTCATAATTCACCGTATGCACGGTGAATATGAGAGAGCATCATCTGAGTAGCACAGTCATCTAATAGTAATGAGATTGTAGTTTCCTACGCGGAGGCGGTTGACCGGTACCCCCTACTCAAGCTTCACATATCAACGGAACCCTAGTGACCCGATATTAGATCCAAGTCCTACGAGCATGGGGTGTATCTTCTTCACAGAGCCCAAACCATTTGTTGCCTTAAGTTAGCAATTTGCCTTTGACGCCCAAGTCTGAATATGGTATCTCACATATCCTCAATGGGGGCGAGCCATGTCACTCGCCACGTTGTCGTGATCGCTGCCTGTTAAATTTTGTTTATTATGTGTGAGCCATGCACCCTAACCTGGATGTGGCCATTGTAATAATCCCGTGATTCCAATACTCTTCTTGCGAATTGTTCTCTTGCCTCAATGTAACTACATTCTGATTTGGAGTTGCAATAATAAAGTATTTCTCTGGTGAAGTTTTCGGTGCCTAGTGTGATTACGTCTGCGGTTAATTCTGGGCTTGACCCATAGTACTCTCTCCAATCACTGTCGATCTTGGAGCGTATCTTCTTCCGCTTCTTGTTGCCGTTTTTGAGTTTGACTGTCTTTGTAGTTGTTTTTGAAAATTTTGCTAATTTTTTGCCTATGTACTTGCGTCCAGTGAGATTGTTTGTTATCAAGTAAACAAATCCAACACACTCTTCGGGCAACGTCTCGATTGGGGTATCTTGATATAGCCATGTCATGTGTTTTTATGCGATTTATCCTTGCTGTATAGTTATCTCTTTCACCACGAAGTTGCGTATTTTTTGTCTACCAGCAAACTTGAGCATTTGGTCTGACATTCTTGCCATTTGAATGCTTGAAATTCTCCAGTCCAGAAAGGATCTGCTAGTACGTTTGTTAAAGTTTTCTTATGTAAATCAAAGTCTTCTGCCAGTTGTTGCCATTCGGAATTGTGATTGTAACGATTTGCAACCCAACAGCAAGGGAACAATCTGCCCCTAGCGTCAATGTACAAACCTTTGTTGCCTATTTTGCATAACGGAGTTACCTTGTTATGACTTGGAGTTTGATCGTATAGTTCAATATTTTTATTGTGTACAGGAGTCCAGGACCCGCGATAGGTCAATTCCGAGACTTCTCTTTCGAATCTGTGACTACTACTGACAAATTTTACACTGGGTTGTAGCGGATCGTCTATTCCATAACTGGGGTAGATACTGCCAAATTTAGTACTTCGAGTCAACTGAAAAACATCGATGTCCAGATGTTTGGCCAAGTCCTTCATAAAATCTAACCGATCCTCATTGAATCGGAATGCAATAGCGGCCCATACAATTTGACAATCACTTGCACCACGCAACGCAGAAATGCCATCCATGATACTCTCAAAATCACTGTTCACACGATACAGATTGTTGCTGGCATTGTCCCATCCATCTATACTGAAATGCACAGTATCGCCACGGTCCAAAACAGATCCTAGTTTACACCACCATTCGGTTTTTTTGTGACTGCCGTTGGTGATAATAACAATTTCAACAGGCCGGATACTTTTAATGTATTGTATCACAGGTATTAAATCGTGAGCATATATAGGGTCACCATCGTCGCCGCAGAATGTGATTTTTTCAACATTGTTCAACACAAACTCGGGAGTGAAGTTGCGTTGGAAGAATTCTAAATCCAGTTCTGTATTAACAAGACCGTCAGGCACTTCTTGCCGGGCACAGCGAGGGCACCGCAAGGTACATTTGCTGGATATCTCAATATGAAAATGCCAAGTGGCTAACACAATGCCACCTCTCTTTGCCACTGTTGATCAAATTGGGTGCCCTGGGCACACAAAGCACATGCGGCTTGACACACGTCTGTGGGCTCTAGGTGTAGTACTTTTACGTCACGCAATTTCTACATCCGTGTTGTAGGTAGTAAAACCGTTTTCCTTCACAACCTTGAGTATGTTTTCCACACGCCCGGCCAATTCGTCCTTGTGACTCACCAGCCAAATACTCTTGTGACGTTCACGACTCATTTTCTTCAGTAGTCCAAGTCCGTTCTCCACACCCTGTGAATCTAGACCATTGTCCATGAGTTCATCAATAAACAACAAGTTGATGGGATGATACAAACTCTCCCACACATCACGAAATGCCCAACTCATGCTCAAGATCAGTCTAGTACGCTCGCCTCTTGACAAGTTGTCAAAATCCAGTTCGCGACCCAGTTCTTCAATACTCACAGTGAGATCGTTTTGAAATACCACAGTGTGCGGTAAACCAATGCGATCCAAATAGTGTGTGAGTCGTGCGTTTAGATAACTCAGGTTTTGATCAATGATCTTTTTACGAACAAAACTATCTTTTGATGTTAGCAGTTTGAGCAAAAAGTCTTGATGATCCTGCAAGCGGATGAGTTCATTCAAGGCATCATATGACACTGTTTGCAAGGCTTGTCCTTGCATGTCTGCAATTTGTTCTTCATATGGATCAGCATCTGTAGACCTAGTGGCAAGATCTTTACGCAAGGTCTCTACACTATTTCGATGATTCAATGCATCTTCTAAACAGTCGTAAAATACTTTTGGCGCGGCACCTAACACACCCATCTGAGCAATGGTATCTTCATGCTCTGTGCGTTGAGTGTGATTAGCCAAGAGTTGTAGTGCTGTTTCTTGTACTAGAGCCTGCTTGGCCTGTTTCAATTCATCCTGTTTGTCATCATGCAAGTCTTGGCCACACGAATGACACTGGTGAGCATCCAAGGCTGCAATCTCAGTTCGGAGTTTGTCTAGTATCTTGTTTAGTTTGGCATCATCTGCGTCAATTTGACGAATATAACGTGTGGCATCGTCTAGGGCTTTTTTCTTCACATGGAACGCTTCTAGGTCCCTGTGTG